TATTTGTTTTAGTTAAACCCTTTTGTTCCAACCAAGTATCGGTTTCATGCTTTTCTGTCTGATCAAAACCACCTAATAACCATAGTTGTTCACAATATCCAAATACTTGAAATAATACAGTAGCAGATTTATCTAATTTCATTCCTAGCAATAAGTTATACATTTTATCTAAAATAGCTGCTTCGTTACCATATATAGGAACTGGGTAGTCTTCAATAAGTTTAATAAACTCAGGAAAAAATTGGGCTTTAACTGGAACAGTAGTACATTGTATTTCGGCAGTCCCCAATGAAGATAAATGATACCCCAACTTAAGCCAATCAATATACATATAACAAGCTATTTTTAAAAGGTCTTTCTCTCGTCTAGTATTTCGATAACGTTTCACATATTTAGCTTGAGTTCCAATTAACCAATTCCAGCCAAAATCTTCTACTAGTTCGTCAGTAGCTTCTTTTGTATTCGTAGAAGCATACTTTATGCCCCCATAGTTAAACTGATCCATCACTAATTCAGTAAATACTAAATTCATAAATCCTCCTCGATAGGAAAGCCTACGGGTGTTTGTGGTCTAAATCCAATAGCAGGTTCAATTTTTTTACTTCTAACTTTTTCTATATTTTTTACAAAATGATCCATTGTTAAAACAATGTTTTGATCACCATTAAATGATTGACCATCTATAGCCATAATTACTGCAGTATTAACCAATTCTTTTATATGAGCACCTGTATATTTATCAGTTTTACAGGCTATCTCTGGAAGATTCACCTTATCTAATTTATAGTTTTTACAATACAGTTCCAACATTTTAAGTCTTCCTTCCATTGCAGGTAAAGGAATTTCTAAAATTCTATCAAATCTTCCTGGACGATTTTTTAGTGCTTCTTCTATATTTTCAACTTTATTTGTAGTGGCAATAACAATAACATAATGATTTTCGATTAAACCATCTAGTTGATTCATAAGTTCGCCTAACAAACTGGCATTACTATTTGAATTGCGATCTTCCCCATATAAGTCAATATCCTCTAAAAATAATATTGTAGGAGATAGTTCTCTAGCCATATCACAAATATGCCGTACAGTTCTGGAAGAAATCAAATGACCTGGAGTTACCCAAAGAAATGTACAATCAACAGAATTACAAATAATTTTTGCTAGTAGTGTTTTTCCTGTTCCAGGCAATCCTTTAAAAATTAATCCCCGCTTAAACTTTATACTATTCTTTTTGTAAATTTCCAAATCTCTAATTAAATTATTAACATTAAGTTGTATTTCATTTTTGATATTTTCGGGCAAAATAATAGAATCCCATGTATAGTTTTCGTTAATGATTATGTGGGATAAATCAGGACTAATTTTAGCTTTTTTCAAATACGAATTTTCAACGGCATAAGAATGTAATTCATTTAAGAAATCTAATGCAAATTTTTCATCCGTTTGCCGATACATCATATTAATACTCCATTTTCTTTCGTAACGATAGTCATCTATAAGTTCTAGAACTAACTTATAATTCTTACAAGTTAAAAATAAAGTTCCATCAACTATGCATCTAGTATACTTATTTGGAGATAGTTCTATGTCTTCTTTAGATAAAAAACTAATATCTGAACTTCTAAGATTAGTTTGTCTTACGATAGAATACTCTTTTAATTGTATAAAATTTCCTAGGGTATAGGCTACCACATTTTTATAATAAATACCTTCGTATTCTTTGGTAGTAGTCAAAATTTGTTCTACAGGCTTTTCTAAAAATTTAGAAATTTCCAGTATTCTAAAATCATTATGCCAATGGCTTGCACGATGAATATCTATCCAATCTTGTTTTGAAAGATTATTATCCATTCTTTTTTGTTTTCTTTTTTCCGTTTAGATGATTATAAACCCATCTACGAAAAGTATTATTGTACTCAATAAGTTTCTCTATAGCTCGAATCTCGAATCCAATATCATACATTAAAATCAAAACAATTAATGCCTCTAGTATATGATCACTTAAACAATATAAAAAAGCACATATGGCAGTTAAATGTAACCACATTGGAATAGTATTCCGAATTAAATGAGCAAATGTTTTTTCTTTTTTCATAAAGTTATTTAGGAGATAAAATCCTTTTACGTCGAATAATGACTACTCGATCACCATGTATTAAAGTAAAAACTCGGCCATCTCGAACAAAAATACGGCCTATTTGTTTAGTACCGTCTATGGTTTCTATATACTTTATTGGTAAAGATAATCTAACAACGCTTTTTTTAATCATTATTTTGGCTCTTTTAAATTTTTTAAATATTCACCATATTGTTGAATGTAGTTATGATATTTATTTTCTATATGATATATTAGCTGTTTAAAATTATGAAATATTTTTCCACCATCTTTAAAATTTTGTCTAATCCTTGCTAAAATCCAATCATTAAAATCTATATAAGAACTATAAGTAACTACATACATAGGAATATGTTTTCTATTAGCTTCTACTATTTCTTCTACAGTTCCCCCTATATGTTTAGTATGATCATATAGAATAATAAGAAATTCTGAGGAATTAACGCATACTATGTCATTTTTTTGAATTTCCCACATTACTTTATCCCATCGTTCCCATTCCCCACCACGTTTTAAACTTTGCAATTTCTTTTTTTGTTCTTCAACTGTGGGAGCTAGACTATGATTACACTCGGCTTTACAAGGGTCTAAGACTTCAAAATGCATGTCTTCAAGAGATTTTGTTAATTTATCTCTCCAACCTGCACCCCCATCCTCAGAAGCTTGTATCGAACCAACAAGATATGTTTTTAATTGATCCATACGATATTTCCTTTACGCTTTATACAATTTCCCATCAATAATTACTTTGCCACGAATTACTCTATGAATATGCGGGAAGAAATCACAGTTGTTCAAGTAATCAATCTCAGCCCAAGCATGATCCCAACTATTGGGTTTTCCTCTTAACCATTCAGGATTTGTATCACTTAGACATCCTATGGAAGCTGACCAAAATGCTAATTCTCTGGCAGGAGTAGGCATTGTAAAAATTTGAATTTGATGGGTATGTGCATAAAGTATATTCTCGCAATATACTCTTGCATGATGCTGGGCGTGGTGAACATCATAATAAAATCCATGTGTATAATTTAGTTTGCCTAATTTTATTTTATCATTGTATTTAATGATATGCCAACCTGATCCATTTAAATTCAATCTTTCATTTATATCAATATGTTTTTTCCAATAATCACCATCGGGTTTAATCAGAATTTGATCAGCCCGATCTTCGTGATTTCCTTTAATAAAATACTTGATACAACCTTGTGGTAAAACCTGTTCAATCTGTTTTAATACTTTAGCCCCAGCTAAAAATTCTAAATCTAAAGCTTTTAATTCATCAGTAGACAAATCAGGAGATTTTTGTTTAACTTTTCCTAACAAAGATTCATAGTCTAAAAAATCCCCAATAATAACTACATGAGTAGGCTTATAGTCTTGACATCGACTAAGTGCAATATTAAGTGCTATTGTATTATGATAAGGAATCTGAAGATCAGAAAAAACAAATACTCGTTCAAGCTTAGTTAAATTTGAGTCAGCAACCACTTTTGTAACATTTGTTTTTGGTACGACAACTAGTGGTTCATATTCTAAAATAGTCTTCTTTTTTTCAAAATCTGTATCTATATTATAGTACATACACCATCTACGGACAGATTTTTCATCTACACCAAGGCTACTGGCTACATCTTGCTTAACATAATTATGCTTTTTCAGAAGTTCTAAAAGCTTAGATTTTGTTATCATAGTCTTTTTTCCCCCCATTATAATTATAGCACATTTTAGACGTTTTGTCCACGAAAGAAACCCCATCTTTTTTATTTATTTCTAGCACATTATCAAATAAATCTTTTACTGAAGTATGGGTAATAACTAATACTTTCTTAAATTTTATAACTAGTTTATTCAACGTATTAAAAAAATTCACTTGATTGGTCTCATCTAGACTTCCCAACCCCTCGTCGATTATAAGTGTCTCTACTTTAAAGTTATTCCTTTTTGCTAAAAGCTCTGATAAACCCAATCGAATAGATAAATCTATAATTAACTTTTCTCCCCCACTGTAATTAAAATATGATCGAGTATCTAACCCGTCTGTAATTAAAATTTGAAATGTATCTAATAAATCTCCAGTAGAAGATTCTCTCTGCGTTGCTAATTCAATCGTAATTGGTAAATCAGATAATAGTTTTAAATTTTCATTTATTAGTATTTCTAATTCGCGTAATACGTTATCTATAATTAAAATTGGTATACCTTTTGCTCCAAATGCCATAGATAGTTCCGAATAAGTATTAATATTTTCTTCTAATAAAGGAATTTCTTTCTCATTATTTTCATATTCCTGTTTAGCAATAGCAAGATTACTAGAGGCATCGTTTAACATAGAAATTTCTGCTTTTAAAATATTTATTTGTCCTTCCACTTCGAGCAATTCGTCGGCTTTGCTAGAGAGTTGTAAATTAGTCAATTCAGCTTTTAAAGCAGTTCGCTTAGCATTTATGCATTTTGTATTATTGTTAATTTGATCCCATTTTAAACTAAGTTCTATTAGATCGTTTTTAAGTTTTTTTATAATTAATTCTTTTTTAGCATTCGTCAAACTACTTTCGCAAACAGGACACTCATTAAGAGAATTTGTCTGTAAAGGTTCCATTTGCTTAGCTATTTTATCTATAGTTAAC